AAAAGCAGCCTTGATAGTCAATACATCATAACCGACATTAGATTTATCAATTGCCGTTACTTCTGCACCTTTCTTGCCGCTTCCGACAAACATACCCACATAAGCCAAAGAGTTCTTGGCTACTTTGATAGACAAAGCCTCTCCACCAGTGGTATAGGCTTCTACTACTCTCACATTGATTACCGTGTATGCGAACTTATTTTTCAAGTCCGCACAAATCGGTGTAAATCCGGGAAGAAAACTTCCCACTACCAGGTTCTGCGTGTCGAGTTTGAACGGGCCACGTCTACGAATACCGGTCTGGACATCGTAGCGTTCCTCTTGCTCAACAGGTGGAACCAAATCGTACTTAAATCCTGCTGACATAATTAAATTTTGCTTTGTTCAACAATAGTTTTTGTCCCTTCGTCAATCATCTTGGCGAGAGATTCACTCTCTTTCTCCATCTTCTGCTCTGCTGATTCGGGAGGGGTCACGCCTTTGAAGCCGTCATTCGCGAACTCCTGTTTCAAGTCCTTGAAATAAACGTCCAAGTCCTCATCATCCTTGATGGCGCATCGTTTGGCGTAGTTTTCGGGAATACCATACTCCTTTGCCTTTGCCATAATCTGCTCCTGCCGGGTAGCCTGTGACTTCTCAGCCTTAAACTGAGCGAGTTCATCGGAAAGAGGCTTAACAGCAGCACTCACCGCATTTGCAATGATGGTCGCCATGTCATCTTTCTTATCTTCCGGCTTTGGATTTGAGTTAGGATTGGGATTAGGATTCTCGATTTTATTTTTCAATTCGTCCAATTGTTTTTGTAGACCCGATTTTTCGTTTCTAACAGTATCAATGTCTCCTTGAAAAGCTTTTAAAAGTCCTTCGACCCCACTAATAGCAGTTTCTATTTGACTTTCTTCAGTAACGGTTTTAGATAAGTAGTCAGCCACCCCGTCAAATGCTT